TATTATGCTTGACATGGAGACAGAAAAGGCTATGAAAGAGTCTGGTGGTAGCGAAGAATATGAAATGAGTCACAGAGGTGGTTCTTATAATAACATGGGTGGTAATTCTAATCATTATCCTTGGTTTATGTATCATAATAATGATATGAGTCATCAAGGGAATTCTTATAGAATGCCAATGGATCAGATGAGTAATACTTATAACCATGCTTATGATGGTGCTTATGCAGGTGCGTATGATGCGTCTCAGGATAATGAATATTCTGAACGTAGAGGACGTAGCGCAAGGACTGGACGTTATGTAAGTCGTGATAGTGGTTATAGCCGTGATAAAGAACGTATGATCGAGAAGCTTGAAGATATGATGGATGAAGTTGCTACAGACAAAGAGCGCAGAGCATTACAGCAATGTGTGAACAAACTGGAGCAGCAGTAATTAAAAATAACAGGGGCTGGCGTTATGTCAGTCCCTGATTTATTGAAGAAAAGGAGAACGCTATTGGATTTTTATAAAGGGTATAAAAGGATTGAGGGAGATAGTGAGTACATCAATTTGATGCTTTCTCCTGAAAAATATAAGGACTGGTGTATTAATGAATATGCCATTGTCAAAAATATAGAAACTGGGCAGGAATTTGAAATGAGATTTACAGGCGATAAATTTGTGAATCTTAAGCTTCCTAATAGTAAATATATCAAAGGTAAGAACGCTGAACAACGGTGTGCGCTTGATGCATTAAATAACGATGATATTACTGCTGTCGCTATATTAGGCACATATGGAAGTGGAAAGTCGTTTTTATCAACTAAAATGGGACTTTATCGTGTTCAGGAAAAAGGAACTCAAGCAAGAATACTTTGTGTACGAGAAGCTTGGGGCGAGGGCAAGGAAATTGGTTATTTGCCCGGTGATATGTCAGATAAAATTGGAATGTTTTTAACGCCATTTATCCAACAATTAGATGGTGGTGAAATTGAATATGAAAAGCTTGTTAGACAAGAAATACTTAGTGCTAATGTTCTTTATTATATGAAGGGCACTACTTATAACGAAACAGTTATGCTTTGTGATGAAGCAGAGGACTTGACAGAAAAGCAAATTAAATTAGTAGGAACAAGGGTGGGCACAAATAGTAAGATATATTTTTCGGGGGATTATAAACAGTCATTGTTAGATAGTACTGAGTTTAATCCTTTATTACGTATGTGCGAAAAACTTAAAGGAAATCCACTTTTTGCGTGTGTGTATCTCACCGAGGACGTGCGAAGTGAAACTTCTAAAATGTTTGCGGATCTGTTCGATTAAAGGAATTAAAAGGAGGAAACGTGTATGGCTGAACTTGCATTACTCCCTGAAGTGGGAAATGAATTTTCTTATATCGAAGAAATGGGCGCAGATGTATACGATGAATTAATGAAATTTTATACGGGTAAAAGGGTTCTGATTTTTAATAAAGATATTGATAGCACTATTATTGAATCCTATGCTATTCGTATTTTGAAGTGGAATGAAGAGGATAAGAATATCACTCCTGATTTAAGGAAGCCTATTACTATCCTTATTAATAGTTGTGGTGGTGATTTATTTAGTACATTGTTTTTTATTGATATTCTTAAACAATCTAAGACGCCCATTAGAACAGTAGGTATGGGGTTTGTAGCATCGGCTGCTTATTATATCTATATTAACGGGCATGACAGAATTGCATTTGAAAATACAACATTCCTTCAGCATGACGGAACCATTGACATTGCTGGTTCTAATTCCAAGGTTAAGGATTTTATTGCTTTTAATGACTATACCGAGGAAAGAATCAAGAAAATGATTTTGTCTGTAACCAAGATTGATCCAGAGTTCTATGATAAGACTTTTGACAAGGAATATTACTTCTTTGCCGATAAGGGTAAGGACTTGGGTGTTGTAGATAAGATTATTGGGCAGGATGTTGAATTGACTTATATTTTTGAATGAGGATAATATATGGACAAACAATTATTAAATAAATTACCCACTGAATCAGAAGAACAATATATTTGGAGAATTGGACATTATATTGGTGACGGGTTGATCGATTCATGGAAAGACGTGGCTGATATAGTAAATGCCCAGTTATATACAGATGAAAGCCAATGGAAAAACAGTGATACTTATAGACGTCAAGTTTCTACTGCTAAAAGATATTATGATAATGTGTTTAGTACTATGGTTTCAGATGCTGAATACGATCCTAATATTCAAAAACAACTTGAAGAATTGAGACGTGAAAGAATTAAAATACAGACATTAAATATTGAGCGCAACAGGATTGATAGAGAACAGGCTCGTAGGGAATTATTTTTTGAACAAGTTCATAGCTTGGCTCAAACTATTCCTGTACCAGAGTTTGAAGCGATTCAGGTTAATGATGACAATGAAGAGACATATGTTTTGTGTCTTGCAGATATTCATGCAGGTGCAAAGTTTACATCTTTAACTAATGAATATTCATTGGATATTATGAAGGATAGATTTGATTTGTTGGTTGTGGATATCGTGAATTTTATTCGTTCTCATAAGGTTAAAGAACTGACAGTGCTTGGTTTGGGTGATTTTGTTCAAGGTCTCATTCATGCCAATGATTTAAAGATTAATGATTCTTCTATGGTGGTTGCTGTTGTTGAAGTATCTAAGACTGTGGCTGCATTCTTAACAGAATTATCTAAATATGCTTATATTAAATATTATCATGTAGGCTCTTCTAATCATTCTCAGCTTAGAGTGCTTGGTACAAGACCTAATGAGTTGATGGATGAAGACGTGGAATATATTATCGGGCATTATATTGAAGACTTGTGTGTGTCAAATAAGCGGATTACAGTTAATACCCCTAAAGAGGGTGAATGGTTTACTAAGATTGATGTGACTGGGTTCAATGTAATTGCAATGCATGGTCATCAGATTAAGAGTTTTGAGAATGCATTAAGTATGTTGTCTGTGAAACAGGATGAGATGGTTGATTATCTTATTATTGGACATACGCATACCAGTAAAGAGATCAGTGGTTCTGAAGGGTGCTGTCATGATACTGAGGTTCTAGTATGTCCTAGTTTTGTGGGGTGCGATCCTTATGCAGATACTATATTTAAAGGTAGCAAACCAGCAGTTAAGATTTTTGGTTTTCATCATATTTATGGTCATAATGAATCATATAAATTTATATTATAAATAAGAAGAGATACGTGTAAGCGTGTCTCTTCTTTATTATATCGCAGAGTGGAGAAGTTCGGTCTATCTCGCCAGCCCCATAAGCTGGAGGTCACAAGTTCAAATCTTGTCTCTGCTATTTCGTATGTAACTTTTAATGAATTAAACAGATAAAAAAGGAAGGTGATTGCATGGCTTATCTTCGTGAGGTTAAGAGCCAAGAAGCTGTAAAGAAAATGAGAATAGGTGATTTGCGAAACGAATATAATGCTCTTGCAGAACGCTATACAAGAATCACAAAATGTGATGATTTGGTGTGTCCTTCTTGTGGACGATTAAAATCTGCAAAGAGAGAAAACTTTTATGCAGATAAAAATACAATACATGGGTTTTATCCATATTGTAAAGAGTGTGTCTTTAGAGATGCGGAGAATATAGAGAAGCCCACGGATCAGCCTAAAGAGACTAAATTGTCTGTCCAAAGAGTTTTACGAAAAATGGATAGGCCCTTTATTGAAAGTTTATATATCAGTTGTGTTAATGCATATAACAATGAAGAATCTAATGATTCTGGTAAAGCAAAGATGATGCCATTCCAAAGATATATGACTCAGATAAATAGTTTCCCGGCATATAAAGATAAAACATGGGAAAACTCTGAATGGGGCGAAAAACTTGTTACTAAGCAACCAGATAGAATTGATATAGTTGATGAAGACCAAGAGATAATTAAACGTGGTCGTAAAAGATTCGGCGCTTATTCTGCTGAAGAATTATATCAACTTGAAAGTGCTTATGAAGACTGGGTGTCAAGATATCCCGCCGAAGCTAAGGCTCAAGAGGTTTTATTTGAACAATTATGTATACAAGATATGAGAGCCAGACAATTAGCTAAAGAGGGATCAGATCCTAAAGATGCTATTAAGTCTTGTCAGGATATTATGACAAGCTTGGGAATTAAGCCAACTCAGAATTCTACGGACGCAATGACTGATCAAAAAACTTTTGGTGAGTTAATCAAAGCTTGGGAAATGGAAAAGCCAATACCTGAACCCGAAGACGAATGGGCTGATGTAGATAAAATTGGGTTAATGATAGATGTATTCTTTAAGGGTCATCTTGTCAAGATGCTTAATATAAAAAATGCTTTTTCTTCTATTTATGAAAACTTTATTGCTAGGTTCACTGTAAAACGTCCCGAATTAAATGCGGATGATGATACAGAAGCCATTTTTGAAGAAATCTTCGGTAATAAAATGAACGAAGAATTCTCAACGGATGATAGCTAATGTCTGAATTTGTTGAAGAAAAACGGAATATAGAAGAAGTAAAAGAAGAAAAGCATAAAAAAATAATGAATACCGTGGCTTGGAGAGCGGGATATTACAGGGCTAATCCTCAACGTTTTGTAAAAGATGCTTTTCAATTTACAAAAATTAAATTGAGATGGTTTCAAGAATTAATGCTTTGGGCAATGATGCATAATAATTTCTTTCTTTATTGTGCCGCTCGTGGTCAAGGAAAAACAATGCTTGTGGCTTTGTTTGCTTGTGTCAGATGCATTTTATATCCGGGTACTAAAATAATTATTACAGCGCCAATATTAAAACAGGCGAATGAATCATTATTAAAAATAAAAGATGAATTTTGTCCTCAAAGTGCTTTTCTTAGAAATGAGATTGCTCGAATAAATATTAGTCAAAATGATGGCGCAATATATTGGAAAAATGATAGTTGGATAAAAACAACTACTAGTACTGATAATGCTCGTTCTGCTCACTGTAATATTATTATTGTAGATGAATATGTAAAAACAGATAAGCGAATTATTGATAGTGTTATAAGAGAATTTCTTAAAGCACCAAGAGATCCCGCTTATTTAAACAAACCTCAATACAAACATATGCAGGAACGTAATAAAGAAATTTATATGTCATCTGCATGGTTAAAATCAAGTTGGGGTTATGACAAATTTTTAGCGTATTTTAAAAATTTTATAAATCCTAATCAGAAGTATTTCTTATGTGGTCTTCCATATCAGATATCTATTCTTGAAGGTCTTTTAATGAAAGACGAAGTACAAGATAGAATGTCTGAAGATGATTTTGATGAAATTGCATTTCATATGGAAGATGAGTGTTTTTGGTATGGAGATAATGAGGGCGGTGTATTCAGTTTTGATGAGGCTACTCGATTAAGGATAAATAAAAAAGGGCTATTGCCTTTAAAATTTTATTCTAAAGATAATCCTATTCCACATGCTCCTAGAAATGGAGAACGTATATTATCAGTTGACGTTGCACTTATGGCTTCTACTAAAAAGAAAAAAAATGACGCCGCTGCTATATATATTAATGACGCAATTAAGACTACAGATATAAAATATAAAGCCCACTTTATATTTGGTGATACTTTTGAGGGACTTACTACAGACGAATTGGCTCTAATTGTTATGAGATATTTTTATGAATATGGTTGTACATATTTAGTACTTGATACCAACGGGAGTGGTTTAGGAGTTTATGATTATATTATAAAAGACCAATATGATCCTGAAACAGGAAACACTTATAAAGCTTTAACTTGCTGTAATAATGATGAAATGGCACAGCGTTGTAAAGTTCGTGATGCTAAGAAAGTTGTTTATTCTGTTAAAGCATCAGCTGATTCTAATAGTATTTATTGTCTTCTGCTTCGTAACGCAATCCAGAATGGCAATGTTGATTTCTTAGTATCTGAGAATGATGCGGAAATATATCTTTCTAAAGAATTTAAGGGTTATAAGAAATTGACTGT